GGCGATCGCCTGATCGTGCAATCGGCGCAGATCCTCAGGTACCAGGTCAAGGCCGTGCTCCACCTCGCCAATACCGGCGCCGAGAGCGAGGTCATCCTGGCCACCGCCCGGCAGCAGTTGGCCGCCTACGTCAATCAGCGCCGCCGCCTCGGCGTGCGGGTGTCGCGCTCGGGTATCGATGCCGCACTGCACGTCGCCGGCGTGGCCTGGGTCGAGCTGCAGGACTGGCAGGACCTGACGCCGACCGAAGCCCAGGCGGCCTATTGCAGCGCCAGCAGCGTCACCCTGGGCGCCTGACCATGAGCACTCTGCTGCCGCCTAATAGCACCTATCTGGAACGTCTCGCCGCCGAGGCCCTGGCCGGCATCGGCGAGGTGCCGGTCCCACTGCGCGACCTGGCCGATCCCGACCGCTGCCCCGAGGCGCTGCTGCCCTACCTGGCCTGGGCCCGCTCGGTGGATCGCTGGGACAGCGACTGGAGCGAGGCCACCAAGCGCCAGGTCATCAAGTCGGCGTACTTCGTCCACGCCCACAAGGGCACCATCGGCGCCCTGCGCCGGGTGGTGGAACCCCTGGGCTACCTGATCCGCGTGCACGAGTGGTGGCAGGAGAGTCCGACCGGCACCCCGGGCACCTTCCGCCTGGACGTCGGCGTACTCGACAGCGGCATCACCGAGACCATGTACGACGCCATGAGCCTGCTGATCGACGACGCCCGCCCGGTCGGCCGGCACCTGGTCGGCCTGGCCATTAGCCTGGAAACCCGCGGTGTCGCCAACCTCGGCATCGCGACTTACCAGGGCGAGATCCTCAGCGTCTACGCCTACCAACCCGACGCCATCGTCGTCAGCGGCCAGGCCCTGCTCGGCGCCGGCAGCACCCACATCCTCGACACCCTGAGCATCTATCCATGAGCCAGACCTACTACGCTATCCTCACGGCCATGGGCGAGGCCAAGCTGGCCAACGCCGCCGCGCTCAACACCACCCTGAAGATCGCCAAGATGGCGGTCGGCGATGGCGGTGGCGCCGTGCCCACGCCCACGCGCAGCCAGACGGCCCTGGTCGGCGAGTGGTACCGCGCCGGCCTGAACACCCTGAGCGTCGATCCCAGCAACAGCAGCCAGATCATCGCCGAGCTGGTCATACCCGAGGCCACCGGCGGCAACTGGATCCGCGAGATGGGCCTGTACGACAGCGACGGCAACCTGATCGCCGTGGCCAATACCCCACCCAGCTACAAGCCACAATTGGCCGAGGGCTCCGGCCGGACCCAGGTGCTGCGCATGATCCTGGTCGTGAGCAGTACCAGTGCCGTGGAACTCAAGATCGACCCCAGCATCATCCTGGCTACCCGGCAATACGTCGACGACGCGATCACCGTGGCCGTCAACCGCCTGGACTTCAAGCAATCGGTACGGGTGGCTAGCACGGCGAACCTCACTCTGAGCGGTACCCAGACCGTCGATGGCGTGGCCCTGGCGGCGGGTGATCGGGTACTGGTGAAGAACCAGAGCAATCCCGCGCAGAACGGCCTCTACGTGGTGGCCAGCAGTACCTGGCCGCGCGCCAGCGATGCCGACGCCAATCCGGAGGTGACCCCGGGGCTGCTGGTGCCGGTCGAGGCTGGTGCCAGCAACGGTGACAGCCTCTGGCAGCTCACCACCGATGGCGCCATCACCCTTGGCACTACGCCGCTGGCGTTCGAGATGGCCGCAGGTCCCACCGATAGCGCCGGCACCTTCCGCAGCGTGACCGTGGATCGCCGCGGCCGGGTGGTGGGTGGAACCAATCCCAGCACTATCGCTGGATACGGTATATCCGACGGCCCCGGCGCCTTCGGCATCGGTAACCGCCAGGATTGGCGTACCGCGCTGCTCGACATCACCGCAGCGCCCCAAACCTTCTATGGGCAAGGCACCATCCACGGCTTCGCCAATGGCGCTACCGAGGGCGCTCGCGCCCTGGCGATACCGGCCCTGGGCCAGGGAACGGTTTATGGCATCTGCACCCTGCATGCCCAATGGAGCGACGCGACGGGCCTGGAATCTTTCAGGCGCGAATTCAGGACCGGCAACAGAGTCTTCATCTCCTCGGCCAGCAGCCCTACTGCCTGGTCTGACTGGGTCGAGGTGTTCAGCACGGGCAACTCGGGCCAGTGGGCCCTGCGTAACCTCCTGATCAATGGCGACTTCGACTTCTGGCAGCGCGGTACCTCCTTCACCGGTACCGGCTATTGCACCGATCGCTGGCGGATCGACAGCAACACCAATGTGGTCCTGTCGCGCGGTAATGCCTCGGTGCACAACGGCAGGAACAATCTGGTCCTGACGCCTACCGCCGCCAATAACCAACTGGGCTTTGCGCAGACGCTGGAGAGTTCGGCAGCGATCCGCTTGAAGGGCAAGAAGACGACGTTCTCGTTCCAGGCTTATGCCGACACCAACCAGATCCTTACCGCCTATATCTACAAATCGGCGACGGCCGATTCCGCGGTGGGTGGCTCGGGCGGCTGGACGATCCTGACCCACAAACGCTGTGAAGTGGGCGCCAAGGTGCAGCGCTACAGCATCACCGCAGACATTCCCAATGACGATACGGCGAATGGTGTGCGGGTGGCCTTCTCCATCGAGAACATCGTTGCCGGAGCGGGCAGCATCACCATATGGGCTTGCCAATTCGAAGAAGGGGCCATGGCTAGTCCCTTCGAGAAGCGGTCGCTGACGCAGGAGCTGCAACTCTGCCAGCGCTACTACGAGAAATCCTATGACCCTGATGTCCCGCCGGGTACGGGAGGCGCTCAAGGCTGCCATATATGCACAGCGACAACGACTAATAGTGCTGCTGCTGCGACTGTCTACTACAAAGTTCCAAAGCGAGTCAGTCCTACATTGACTTATTACGCTCAGAACTCCGGCAAAGCTGGCAGAAGCATGATAAGCGACAAGGACATTACTGGCCCCTCTGGCTCTGCCTATACGACAGGGCTAAGCGGATTCGAACTGTATTGGTCCTCTGGCGTGCTTACCGCTGACGCCAGTATTTATCAGCACTGGACAGCGGACGCGGAGCTTTAATGATGGATAACGACATGATCAGCTATCGTATCGCTACAGATGGAGTTACCCGCTCGAACGATGGGGCCTTCATTCCAGCGCGCCCTGGCAATCGGGACTACCAGGCCTATCTGGCCTGGTGCGAGGCGGGCAACGAAGCCGAATCGCTGCATTCAGTCAGCGATGCACAGACTCTGAAACTCGCCGAACTAGACACCGCCTGCGCAGCCGCGATCCTCGCCGGCTTCGACTCGAACGCTCTTGGCCAGCCCTACCACTACCCGGCCAAGCTCACTGACCAGAGCAATCTACAGGCGTCGGTCCTGGCCTCCCTGCAGCCGGGCCTGACGGCTGACTGGGTCACTCCTGTCTGGTGCCAGGATGCCACCGGCACCTGGGCTTACTGCGACCACACGGCCGCCCAGATCCAGCAGGTCGGCACCGCCGGCAAGGACGCTATCAACGCCTGCATCGCGCGCAAGATCGAGCGAGAGCAGGAGGTGGCTGAGGCCACGACGCTGGACGCGGTGAACGCCGTCCGCTGGTAAGCGCCCCCGGTCCCCACCTTGACCTTAGCGGTAGCAGCTCCCGGACCGGAGCCGCTACCGCTCCCTAATCTTGTCGTCTTTCCCTCTACAACCCCCACCCCATGACCCGGTGCGCCGAGTCCGCCAGCCTGTGCAGCGTCATCCTGTCCCGGCGCTTCCCCACCATGGCCGATCCTGCACTACCCCGCGATCCGTCCCGTCCTAGGGGTCGCCGTTTCCGACTTCACTACAACCATGCCCCGGAACACCAGGCGCGTGCGCTCGGCGCCTTCCGCTCGCCCTACCTCCGCGGAGTCCACCCATGATCGATCTCTCGCAACTCCCCTCGCCCACCGTCGTCGAGCCCCTCGACTTCGAGACGCTCCTGGCCCAGCGCAAGGCGCGGCTGCTCGCCCTCTGGCCGGTGGCCGAGCAGGCGGCGCTGGCCGACCGGCTGGCGCTGGAATCCGAGCCGCTGACCAAGCTGCTCGAGGAAAACACCTACCGTGAGTTGCTGCTGCGCCAACGCATCAACGAAGGTGCCAAGGCCACGCTGCTTGCCTATGCGACCGGCAGCGACCTGGAGAACCTGGCTGCCTGGTACGGCGTCACCCGGGCGCTGGTGACGCCGGCCGATTCCACCGCCAAGCCACCCCGCGCAGCCGTCTACGAAAGCGATGAGCGCCTGCGCCAGCGCACCCAACTGGCCCTGGAAGGCTTTACCACCGCCGGCTCGCGTAACGCCTATCGCTACCACGCCCTGTCCGCCACGCCCCAGGTCAAGGACGTGGCCATCCTGCGGCCGCTCCAGGGCACGGTACGGGTGGTGGTGCTCGCGGCCACG